AGCGATAAGCTCGTCCTCTGCAGTCAGAACATGAGGCTTCTCTCAAATGTCGCTACGTGACCACGAAACAAGCGTTCACGGCGCGCGGCCGGACGAGTTCTACGTCTTCGAAATCGTCGGGGGAACGACCTACCGTTACACCCCCATGCGGATGCCGATCACCCACAACGGGTTCGAGTACACCCCGAAGGTGATGCAGCGCAGCAACTACACATTCAAGAAGGACGTGACCAGCGAGGACTCGCTGAAGATAGACGTCCAGGCCGATCTCGACATCCTGAACCAGTTCAAGATCATCGTCCCGCGCCGAACCACGAACGTCACCATCTACCGCCGGCACCGGGGAGACGCCGACCAGCAGGCGATCGCCATCTTCAGGGGGCGTATACGCGGAGTGACCTGGAGCGGAGCGAAGGCCACCATCGAGTGTGACGCCATGACCCACATGGCCAAGCGCGGCGGCCTGACGACCAACTTCCAGGTACCCTGCAACCACTTCGTCTACAGCGTCGGCTGCCGCTTGAACAAGGGTGACTGGGCCACCGCCGGCCGAATCACAGGGCTGCGCGACGGAAACAAGACGGTGGAGTCGCCAGCCTTTGCCACCAAGCCTGACGGCTACTGGAAATACGGCTTCATCGAGATAGGTGACGGAGCCTACACCGTGGTGAGTCACAGCGGCGCCACGGTAACTCTGATGAACGGTATGGAAGGCGTTGACCTGAATAAAGAGTTCCAGGTGTACCCAGGCTGCGACCGCACCCTTGACACCTGCTGGGACAAGTTCAACAACGGCCTAAACCACCTCGGCTTCAAATGGTCGCCCGCAGATAACGTGTTCGAGACAGGGATCTAGTCGTATGCAGTTCATCATCATGCTGGTGATCATGATCATCATGGACATCACGCGGCCGGTGCCAGCACCGCCCGCGCGACCAGGTCTGGGTGATTTTCAGGTAACGACAGCGGCGCAGGACCGCCGAATCCCGGTCTTCTGGGGCTCACCTTGGTTGCACGGGCCAAACCTGGTCTGGTACGGCGACCTGCGAATGGAGAAGATCAAGAAAACGATCAAGGGGATCTTCAAGGACAAGAAGCAGACCATCGGCTACAAGTACTTCATCGGCTGGCACCTGGTGTTCGGCTATGGAAACGGCGAGGTCACCCTGCTGCAGATCAACGCCGGTAAAGACAAGATCTGGAGCGGTGAGCTCGCCAGTGGGTCTGGTTCGATAAAGGAATGGAACCTGTGGGGCGGCGACGAGGAAGGGGGCGGCATAGCAGGCTCCTTCGACTGGCTGCCAGGGGGTATTACCCAGAGGCAGAATGGCTACCTAGTGTCCCAGCTCGGTAACCGGGTGCCGGCATGGCGAACAGTGTGCAGCCTGGTCTGGAAGCAGGGTTACGTCGGCAACCAGAAGTCGCTGCAAATGTGGTCGATCAAGGCGCGCCGCCTGCCTGCCGGCCTGATGTCTGGGCACCACGACATCGGAGGAGAGGCCAACCTCGCCGAGATACAGTACGAAATCCTGACCAACAAGGATTGGGGTCTGGGGCTCAACGACAACGAGATCGACCTCGGGGCTTTCACGGCCAACGCGGCCAAGCTAAAGGCAGAGGGTCTGGGCGTCTCCCTTGTCTGGGACCAGGCGAAGTCGATTGAGGAGATGCTCAAGGAGGTTGACCGTCACGCTGACGCGGTGACCTTCCAGAACCCCACCACCGGGCTGTGGACCATGAAGCTGATCCGAGAGGATTACGTGGTTGAGGCCCTGCCGCGAATCACCCCATCGAACGCTACCCTGACCAGCTTCGCGCGCCCGACGGCGGACGAGCTGGTCAACGAGATGAAGGTGATCTACTCCTCCGATCAGTTCGACGGCCGGCCGGTACCGGTGCAAGTGCAGGACGAGGCCGCGTACTGGAACCGCAACAACCAGAAGGTCTCCTCCGAGGTGGCCTACCCAGGCTTCACCAAGAAGTCCCTGGCCTTGCTGGTTTGCACCCGGGACCTGCGAGCCCTGTCCTACCCTTACGCCAGGGCTCAGCTGACCGTCAACCGCGCGATGTACCAACTGATGCCAGCCTCCAGATTCGTCCTCGACTGGGAGCCCGAAGGTATCAGCAACATGGTCATGATCGTCCTGGAGAAGGACATCGGCACGCTCTCGGACGGGCGCATCACCCTGACCGCCGTGCAGGATGTTTTCGGGGTGGGCCAGGCGCTCTATACCGAGACCGACAACAGCGGCTGGGTACCGCCGAACAAGCTGCCGATCGTGCCTACCACTTTCAGGATGGACTTCGCCCCGTACTGGGTACTGAGGGCCGACCCGGAGGTTCCTGACCCGGCCACCGCGGTCCCCATGGTATTGGTGGAGAGCCCCTCTCCGACCCATACCGGGTTCGATATGCAGTACACCGACCCCAGCCTGAAAGGGGTGATGGTGGACGCTCCAGAGACCCAGGAATTCACTCCTACCGCCCGCCTTGTTTTCGACTACCTGGAGACCTCCGCGCTGGACACTAGCGGCACTCTGGTGTTCGACCGCCTGACCGCGATAGGCCAGCTCGAGGGGACCAGCCTTGAGGACCTGCGGCAGACAGGTTCGGGCCTGGCCATCATCGACAACGAGTGGGTAGGGCTCGGTGAACTGACCCTTCGCAGCGACGGAAAGTACGTGGCCAACCGAGTCTACCGGGGGTTGCTGGACACCACGATCTCCCGCCATCTGGCAGGGGCGCGGGTGTGGCTGGTTGGTGAGGGGGTATCTCGCACCCCTAGCCAGTTGAGCCCGTTCACCGCCGGTACCTANCGCGCGAAGGTGATCACCCGCTCGCTCGGCGGCGCTATNGATCCGGCCACCGCNCCGGTGCTGTCTATCACCACNGANGGGGCCAACCAGAACTCCCGCCCCTTGTACGANTACCCGCCGAGGGACTTGGCAATCAACGGGNTGAGAAGGCCNGGGCAGATCACCGGNAACTCGATCACCGNCAGCTGGAAGCACAGCAACAAGGCGGTGGAGGACCAGATTTTCCTGCACGGTGATGTGGCTCCGGTCAAGCCGGGGTCTACCTACTACCGGGTCCGCCTGCTGAGCGACAGCGGCGCGCTGCTGGCCAGCAGCCCCGAGGTCTACACCGACTCCTACACCTTCGGCGCCGGCGACATCATTGGNGGCATCCCGCGCAACGGNTTCGTGCAGGTCACNACCCACAACCAGTTCGGNGCNTCACAGTCGGCTATTTTGTGGTTCGGGCGGCAGGTAGACTACGTCAACACTCAGGATCAGGCTCCGCAGCGGCTTCTCGANGAAGCCTCGCCGTGGACCTTCATAAGGATGTCGGACTGATGGCTGCACGCCTGGCNCTTTCCAGCACTTCGGTGCACGGACAATACATTGGCACCACCCGGGTCACCCCGCCAACGGCGGTGCCAGGCTCAACATCTGCCAGGCGCTTTGACGCCGGTACCCGCCTGCTGCTCGGACGCAGCTCCGACCTCGGCGAGAACTTCATGGTGCTGATGACCTTCTGGCGCAGCTCCAGCCTGCAGGTGGGTGACGATCAGACTGCCGCCAGGCTTTTCACCCAGTACTCGGTAGGTGGCACCAGGGTAGCGGTAGGGATCAACCGGTCCTTCCTCTCCATCACGTACCGCAGCTCCAACGGCACCCTGCAGACCGTAGAGAGCCGCATCTCGCTGCTGAACACGGACAAACAGGTTCTGGCCATGGTCGTGAACTTCAGCGGGATCGCCCTGTATCTGAACGGGCGCGTAGCGCTGAGGGTGACCGCCACCCTTGCAGCCCCTGACACCTCGCCTGTCATCGTCGGCGCCGACGTGACCACCCGCCAGTTCCTCGGCACCATTGACGACCTGGCCATCTACCAGGTTGTCCCTTCGCGCACGGACAACTGGCTGCGCTATTACGACGGTCTGGCCAACAACGCCTACGTGCGGGACTACGTGGCCGCAACCTTCTCGGAAGGGTTCGAGGAAGTCACCCTGGTGGACGACTCCCGCTCCGCGGTAGGTGGTAAAGCCCTGTCCAGGCTCTCCGCTGCGGCCCCCTTCAACAACGCGGCAGCCCTCGGCACACAAGTGGTTGAGTTCCGCTTCACCGACAGCCCCGACGGCGACAGCGGGCTACGGATAGGGGTCATGACGCCCAACCACTCCCTGGCCACCGAGCAGATCGGCCAGGGAGAGAACAGCTTCGCCTACACCCGAGAACGGCACACTGCTGCGTGGCGGCGTGACGCAGGTGACTGAGATCCAGACCTGGTCGCAGACCGATCTGATGGCGCTGGCCTATACGCCGGCAACCAGAACCCTCGCCTTGTGGAAGAACGGCCTGCCGATCCACAGCTTCATCCTCCCAGAAGGGGAGGTATGGACCCCGGCGTTGACCCTGGGCAAGAGGCAGGTGGATCTCAATTCCGGCCAGTCGGTGCCCTACAGCATCGGCCTGCCTTCCAAGATCGGGCTCTACAGCAAGGTGTGGTCGAAGCTGACCACTGAGTTCCGCCACATGAAAGTTGCGGAGGTGGCCGCGCCCCTTGACGACCTCGGAACCCAGATGGTCAACGCCGTGAACAACGCGGTGGTTGGCGAGTATCTTGGTACGCCTGAGCTGGCCGGGAGCATCACCCCAGACCCTTTTGACGTATCGCGCAAGGTCGGCGGCAAGGTGCGGTTGGCCTTCGGCGACTACACGGCTGCCGGTCAGGACTTCTTCTTCGCGTTGGCTTTCAGGCCCAGCGAGGAAGACCTTGCCGGCGAGAAGATCCTCCTCGACTGCCCCGATCGGTGGGGTATCAAACTGCTGGATGGGCGCCTTTTCTGCTGGGTGGGGTCGGTCCAGGTAGGGTCTATCAACGTGGCCTTCACAGCCGGAGAGACCTACCTGATCGGCATCACCCGATCTGGGTCAGGCCGCCTCCTTGTCTGGTGTCACGTCGGGTACCTGCTCCAGTCGGGCGAGAGCACGCCAATTCTGGGTTCCTCTGACGTCTGGGTAGGCAGCAAGGCGGACGGCAGCGCCGCCTTGACTGGCAGCTTCTCCCATCTCATTGCCGGTACCAAGAAGCCGGCCCCATGGAAGCTGGACCGGCTGAAGTTCGTCTACCAGTGGGACACGCCAGAGATCGAGGGGCTGATCCCAGCAGTGGCCGCCACCCGCCGAGTATTCGAGGCCTCCTACCGCGACGTCGTTGCCTTCGGCGTAAACTCCACTCCGCCGACCACTGACTGCTACGTTATGGCCATGGCCGCCAAGCCGGACGATGTAGCGGTGGAGTACCGACTGACTGAGCGAATGGCTGGCGCCCCATTCATTGGGGAATACATAGGCACCTTCGCCGTGGTCAGCACCCTGACCACGGCCATGAGCCGAACCGGCACGCTGATCACTATGCCGAACGGCACTGACCTGTCACAGGTAGCCGTGGGCGGCGCGGTCCTCATAGACAACGAGATCTGCCGGGTGACCCTGGTCGACGCAGCAGCCGGCACGGTGAGCGTTGCGCGGGCGTGCGTTGACACCGTACCGGCCGAGCACGGCGTCGGCTCAGTCGTCTGGTTCTATTCCAGCAAGGCGTTCTTCACCAGGGTGCCTCACGCACGCAACGACCAGGTGGACGTGAAGCTGCTCACTCGCGGCGAGCTGACCGAGATCGGCGAGGACATGGTACCGATCGACACCGTCAACATGCTCGGCCGCCTGGCGCGTCCCTACCCTGCCGCGGGCTTGACCATCAACGGGGAGGCTGCGCCGGAGGTCCTCCACGGCACCGTCCAGATTGCCTGGAAGATCCGCAACAAGGCGGTGCAGGGCTCCGCCTTGCGGGCCTGGAACGAGAGCGACGTGGCGGTACCGGCAGGGGTCACCGTGGTGATCCGCGCTTACGACACAGCCACGAACACCCTGATTCACGAGTCCTCCGAGGTCCCCTACGCCGAACGCAGCTACAACTTGTTCGTGGAATTCACCGGGCGCATGCACGTAACCGTCACCACCTACCAGAACTTCCTGCCGTGCTGGCAGATTCCGGACTTCACCTTCGACTACACCAGCGAAGCCACCGTCCTGATCACCACTGAGGACGACGAGCCGCTCGACACCGAGGACGAGCAGAACATCACTGCCGAGACCCTTACGGCGATGCGCGCCGCCAGCTACGACGGTGAGCTGCCTGACGACTTCGATGGGGTCGAGGAGGAGGAGGAGGAAGAAGATTCCATTGGAACCACTGCCGACGGCGCCGGCTCGGTAATCATCGGGGTGAAGATCAGCGAGCTGCCAGAACTACCCAACGGGGTGACCGGTGCTGAACTCATTCCGGTTGTGCGCGACGGCCAGAACTACTGGGTCCGCCCAGAGGAGCTGTACCAGTACATCGAGTCCACCTTGCCCCCACCCGTGGATGGCAAGGACGCCTACCAGATCGCCGTGGAGGAAGGCGTTCATCGGCAGCCGCTCGGCCTGGCTGGCTTCCCTTGAAGGCCCTATGGGTCCCTCGAGCAACGCATCCCGCCGCATCCTCACGATCAGCTCGGCCTCCGGCGCGGTGCTCTGCAACTGGAACCAGTACGACGAGATACGCCTGCGGCTGGTGGGAGACATCACCCTCACATTCACCGGGGCAAGGGACGGCCAGGGCTGCCTCTTGAAAATCCAGCAGGACGCCATCGGGGGTCGCATCGCCACCTTGCCACCGAACGTCAGGTACAACATGCTGATCCAGAGCTATCAGCCTTCACCGGTACCGGGAATGGTGGACAAAGTCGGCTTCATCTATGATAGCGCCGAGAGTTTTTACGACCTGGTGTCGATGGTACCGGGGATCTCGGCGTAACCGCCGGACAAGGAGAAGTGCACCATGGCCAACAGCCTGTACGCCAAAGCCCGCCAGAAGTTTCTGGAGGGCAAGATCAACTGGCTTACCGATGACATCCGCGCAATTCTGGTTGATAGCGGGGCGTATACCGTCCAGATCGGCACCCACGAGTTCCTTTCTGACATCCCGTCTGCCGCACGCATTGCCGGCCCAGTACAGCTGACCGGCAAGACCAGTACAGACGGCGCCGCCGACGCGAACGATGTCACCTTCTCCGCGGTCAGCGGCCCTTCCATCGAAGCGGTGGTGCTCTACCGGCAAGGGACGGGTGACGCCGACAGCGCCCTGATCTTCTACGCCGACTCTGGCACGGGGATCCCCATCACCCCAAACAGCGGCAACATCATCGCTACCTGGGACAACGGCGTGAACCGGATATTCCGGCTCTAAGGGGTGTCTATGGCAACTTTCGCTCTGCCCCACACCCGCTGGAGCTACGCTCAGGCCGCTGACTGCATTCAGGCCTGGCATGACGCATTTATTGCTTGTGGCTGGGTTCAGACTGATGATACGGGTCAGATCTCCCTGGAAGATGCCGCGACGAAAACCGCGGTCGGCACGGTCGGCTGGAGGGTCTACAAGTCAACCGACCCCCTGTCGGGCCAGCTGCCCATCTTTATTAAGGTTGGTTTCAATAATATTTCGCACGGCGCCTACAGTAGTTGCTTACTCACCTACATGCTGGTTGGGTTTGCGACGGACGGGGCGGGTACCGTGGCTGCCCCACTCAGCTACATCTACGGCTGCACCACATCTTCAACTTACCCAAGCGCCGCCGCCCCAGGCGCGCTGTCCAGCCTGCTGGCTAGTGGGGATGGTGGGTCTTTCAGGGCCGTGGACCTACCTGGCTATTTCGCCTACTCCTCTTCCTATATAGACCGCGGCGTGCATTCTGCTGGCACCTTCGTCGTCGCCAGGACTAAAGACGTTAACGGTAACCCGACCGCCGAAGGGGTAGTGCTGGTATCTCCCGGCCAGTACTTTGCGAGCACGTCAGTCAGCATGGGCACGACCACCATAAAACCGGTGGGGGTTACGGTGGAAAGGGCCTACAGGCTTTGCCCGGTACTTCTGGAGGCGGGCAACCTCCCAGGACAGGTATCGACCGTAGACGGCCAGCAGCAGATGCAGCACCCTTGGGCCTGCACCCCGCGACTGTACCCGCTGGAGGATCTGGGGTTTCTCACCCATTACACCTCTGCCGCGATTGGGGACATCCTGAATATTGAGCAGGGTGCTGAAGTCAAAAAGTACATCTTCATTGGGCGTACCGGCTATTGTCCGGCGGTCCCGGGTTCCACGGCGGGTAACACTACCTCCACGTCCGACATGTACATGGAAGCTGGCTTTGCCATGCTCTGGGAGTGACTGGTGGCTGAGATCACGATCGTCAGGCCCTGGTACAAGCCGGCAGGAAGGAATGTCGCCCCGGGGCTTTCCATTAGCAACCGTCTGACCGGTAAGCCGGCGGGCGGAAACGGCTACCTTGCAGGGACCTACCCCGGCGGCATCACCTCGGTTGAAGGGGTGCCTACCATAGCCACTGTTCGCATTCACCTGCGCACTACGTCAGGCGCGGCGGGAGACGGTATGCTTATCGCCGAGGTTCAGTCCGCTGCAGACGGCAGCTGGAGAGTAGACGGGCTGGACCCTGACCTCAGCTTCGACGTCATAGGGCGCAAGGCGGGGTTTAACGATGTGATCGTGGCGAATGTACGTCCGGCGACAAGCTAAGGAGAGGCTAGATGGGCAACGTATACGGGATCAATTAGGCTGCGAGACGCTACGCTCGCATCTGCCGCCTCACGTAATCGCCGCATATGACAAGCTCGAGGAGGCGATCCTCGGTTGCGGCATGCTGCGTGCTACCGAAGTAGAGGATCCCGGCCAGGCTGGAACGTGGGTAGCCGGTACCGCTGGAGCCGGGGAAACTACGGTTCCAGAGCCGACCAACAGCAATACCTCCCTTCAGGTCGGCTACCGCACCTACAAGCTGCCGGACTCGCTTGCTGCCAGCAACCCGATGATGGTCCGCTGTTACTACCTGATCTGCCAGAGTAATAACACTCAGCGCTGCGCTGCAGCTGCGTTTGGTGTGCGGTTCGGAAGTTCTGCGTGGACCCCAGACCTGGGACCCGTGCACGGAGGCCTCTACACGCTAGCTACCGGAACCATGTCTTCTGTGGGAATCATCGCTGCCGCTACGGACTTCCCTCTGATTGCAGCCTGCGGAGAAGGCTACTTCCACCTCTCCGTGATGGCTGCAAACAATTACAAGTCAAACGCCCCTACTTCCCCCGCCGTAGAAAAGGCGGCGGTTATAGGGGTGTTTGCAGCTAGGGGGTTCATAAATGGAGAGCCAGTGGCCGCTACCGGAGTGCACTGCGCCCCTGCCATCCTTAACTACTCCAGCTCCACCTCAGCCGCCTACTACGGCAGCGCCACTCCCACAAATATAGAAGCAGGGTCCTCCTCAGCCCCCATCGGAGTTCTAACCGCGGCGCTGGGAGCTACAGGCATCTCCTGGTACCCCACGCGCGCCGCGGTTTTCCCTGGGCTGGGCGACGAGTCTATAACCGCTGCCGACGGCGGCCTGCGCTGCCTGGTACCCAAGATCACGTCCAACGGGAAGCTGGTAGACCTCCCCTGCGCGGTCACGGTACTGGCCAACACCCCTATAGACGCTACGCAGCTGGAGGTTCCGCTGTGGGGTGATCCGGTACCCATGATCGTCTCTCACGCCTTTCTTCGGGTCTGCCGAGACAACTACTACACCGGCTGGACCGCAGCCCGGCCACAAGATAGCTCCCTCTTGCTTCTCCCCTGGTAGATGACTCATGCCTGATTTTGCAGCGGCAGAGAGGCGGACCTACCGCACGTTCGGAAAGCGGGTGACTGGGTGGAGGATCCCCAGGCCTGCAAAGGGGCCTGGGTACCTAGCTGGCACCTTCCCAACCGGTATCACCACTGTAGACGGCGTGCCTACCACCGCAACGATCAGGGTGGTCTACCGCCCTGCTGAAGGGGCTATAGGAGACGGCGTGCTGGTCGCCCAGGTACAGTCCGCCCCGACGGGTCGTGGAGGGTGGACGGGATGGACCCGGCGAAGAAATTCGACGTCATCTGCCGCCTTGCCGGCTACAACGACATGATCCTCTCGGACGTTTCTCCAGCCCCTTACTGACCTCCAGGAGGTTGCGGTGGTTTCATCGTACACACCGCCTCCAGGTAGCGACCTGGGGTTCGACTACGACAGCCGGGATGGCTACGAACCCCCTATAGGGTCTGAGCTTTCCTTCGGCTTCCTCTCCTACCCGCCCTACAGGTCGCCGCGTGGCCACCAGGTGGCGCTCACCTTTTCGGGTGACGACTACCTACCGCCAACCGGCCAATTGGTGGGGCTGGAGTTCGTGCAGGGTGGAGAGGTCACCCCGGTCGACGACCAGTACTTCTTCCCGCAAGGGGTGGACAGCCTAGAGGCCGGTCAGCCGACGGTGTTCCTCGGCGAACGTCCGATCTATCTGACCGGCGTGGACGAAAGCGCGGCCGGAGCCGTAACGCTCACCAACTTCAACTCGCACATCCGGTTCTCCGGTGTCGACGAGATGCGCACCGGCAGCCCCACCCTTGAGCTGTTCGACCGGTACGTGACGATCGGCGGCACGAACCAGATGGGTGTCGGCAGCCCAACGCTCTACCTGTTCGATCGCTACGTGAGCTTCACCGGTACCGATCAGCAGGCCGCCGGAAACCCCAAGCTGGAGCTGTTCGACCGCGATGTCTACCTGAACGGTCTGGACAGCATGGGGGTTGGTGCGGTGAACCTGCGCAACAACGACACCTACTTCTCCTTGACCGGTGTGGACACCTCCGGCGCAGGCCAGGTGAAGTTGGAGAGCGATGCGCAGGAGATCCGCTTCCTCGGCCTGGACTACATGCAGGCCGGCCAGATCGCCTTCACCAACTACGTCCGCTTCATCAGTTTCGACGGCGCCGCGCCGCCCGGCGCCGGATCACCTAAACTGGACCTGTTCGACAAGTATCTGTTTATCCCCGGCGCCGCGCCGCCTGAACCCACCAAGGGCCGCCCATGGCTGCGTTGGGAGGACGATGAAAAGCTCTGCAACTACTCGCTTCTGCTTACCTTCTGAAGCCATCTCCAGCCAAACGGTGTCGGACAAGGGTGGGCTGGGTAAACCGAGGGCTGATACAATGCTGGCAAAACGCACTGCTGCTACTGTCGTCGCCAGTCTGGCGGCGGCCAGGGAAAGGAGATCCCAAATGCAAGGAGCGCCTCAGCTAGCTGTCGGGGAACCAGAAAAGGAGGAGCAGATAGTGCCGAGAGCAGGTGACGGGCAACAGGTGAATGACTGGGTCGCAAAGGGCTTCATGGCGCTCACCGCTTTGGGCGTGTCCCTGCTGGTCAGCTTCGGCGGCTGGCTGGTGGTCAGCGTGAACCAGATCAACAACACCACCAGCGTGCTGCAAAGCGAGTTTACCCCCTTCAAGAACGACATGGTGGAACTCAAACGCTCCGTGGACGGCCTGCGCATCCGCGCCGAGCTGTGGGCCACCAAGGATTCCCTGACCCAGACCAAGGATGACTTCCGCAGCGACCTGTCCAGGGTGCGCGAGCAGCTCACCGGCCTGGAGCTTCGCTTGACCAAGATCGAGTCGACCAACCCACCGAAGTAGAGGACTTAACTCATGGCAAAGGACCTGCCTCTCGGCATCCGACTGAACAACCCAGGCAACCTCGAATGGGGTTCCCCGTGGGAGGGGTTGGTACCGCGCCACCTGTCCCGCTACAACTCGTCCAGCATTAACCAGCAGCGCCGGTTCTGCGAGTTCAAGGATGCGGCCTTCGGCATCCGCGCGATCGCCCGCACCTTGATCACCTACGCCGACAAACGACTGGCTGACGACGGCTCTGCGATCGACACCATCCGCGAGGTAGTGGCGCGCTGGGCGCCGAGCTTCGAGAACAACGTGGACGCCTACGCCAAGCACGTCGCCAAGATCGTCGGCGTAGGGCCTGACGACCAGGTGAACATCAAGGACTACGACGTCATGCGCAAGCTGGTGAAGGGCATCATTGCCCACGAGAACGCCGGCTACCAGTACCCAGAAGCCACCCGTTGAGGAAGGCCTGCGCCGCGCCGGCGTGGTACCGCGTACTGCGGCCCGTGCGGTACCGGTGAACGTCGAGACCGTTGTCGGTGGCGCCGCGCCGGCCGCAGTCGGCGTTGCCCAGCTGGCCCCTATCCTGCCTGACGTGGCCGCCGCCGTGGGCGACCAGCAGGAGAATCTGACCTCCGGCGAGTGGAGCCGCATTGTTGTCGGGGTGGTCCTGGTGGTGATCGGCGCCGCGGTGGCCTGGTCCCAATACAAGCAGCGCCGTGCAGGCGCAGTCTGAGGTGGAGCTATGTTCTCTGGTCTGAAGACGTGGTTGGCCGGCCTGGGTGCCCTCCTTGTCGGCCTGGGTGCCGCCTACTACTCCGGCTCGCGCCGGGGTAACCAGGTGGGCAAGGAGAAGGCTGAGGCCGTGGCCGCCAAGGTTGAATCCAAACGGCGGGAGGCTGAACACGCCGAGATACGGGAGGCGGTGGAGGAACGCCGCCAGGTGGAAGACGAGACCGACAGGAAGGGACCTGAACATGCTCGCCAGAATCTCGAAGACCGCTGGACTCGCCCTTAGCCTGCTGCTGGCCGGCTGCTGGAACATNCAGCCGCCTGACCCGCAGGTAGTGGTGATCGATTCNGGGTGCATCACCTTCAGGCCGATATTCCTGGCCCCCGGGGAGGCCCGCCTCTTGTCCGACCGGACGGTGGNGGCGATCAACAANCACAACGAGACCGGNGCGCTACNCTGCGGCTGGCGACCCGCAGGAGGAGAAGATGGCGACAAAACTGGATCTCGCTAACTACCAGCACATGTATGGCCGCCAGCCGTACTGGCTCTCCTTGCTCCTGGGGTTGGACCAGCTGGCAAACGTCCTCCTGTGGGGGTACGTTGACGAAACGCTGTCCAGCCGTGCCTACCGTAGCGCTCAGATGGCGGAACGCCCCAAGAAGCGCTGGAGGCTCGCTGAGAAGGTGATCAACTCCATCTTTTTCTGGGACAGGAATGGCAAGGTCGGGCACTGCGAACTGGCTTACCTCGGCGAGCTGGCCAGAACGCAGTTTCCCAGACCCCCAAACGAAAAAAGGGCGCCCTAGGGCGCCCTCAATTTTCAGTCTGCATGTATTGTCAGCGTTCAGTCGCGCATTTCCCATGCCGACCAGTTGACCCTCACAGGTGGATGGAGTTCGAGCACACCGAGTTGTCAGTCTGGTGGTGGCTGACGAAGACGATCTGCTGGCCCAGCATGCTGAGCGCAGCGATGGTCGCCATCGACCTATCAGGGTCCATGTCGGCAGTCGGCTCGTCCAGCAGCAGCACGTTCAGGTGACAAGGGGCGGCTGAGGCCAGCGCCAGCTGAACCGCCAGACCGATGATCGCTTCCTGCGCGCCGGAGGCCTCCTCGAGCTGCATCTCCTCACCGGCCTCGGTGAACGAGAAGGCACCGTCCTCGGTGCGCTCCAGCCCCTCGATGTCGCCGCCGGTGCAGAGGTTGGCGAACTGGCTGGCGTGGGCCATGAAGCTCGACCACGCCTTGTTCATGTAGCTCTCGGCGTTCTCCTTCAGGTACTTCTGCAGGTGCTTGATCTTCGCCAGACGCTTTGCCGCGGCGTCATGGCGTTTCTCCCGCTCGCGCAGTTTCTCCAGGCGCTCGGTCCACAAGGCGAGCTGAGCTGCGTTGGCAGCCTCCTTCTCCTGTGCCAGCGCACTGCTTTCGCGGGCCTCGTTCAGCTCCTTTAGCAGCTCCGCGAGTGTGTTCTGGTCCTTCGTCAGCCGCGCCTTCAGCTTGGCCTCCTCTGCATCCAGTGCCTCGACGTCGGTGATCGGCGTCTGGCCCACCTTGTTGTAGGTCTCGGTGGCTGCATAGAAGGCTTCCTGAGCCTTCACCACTTCGGTCCTGGCAGCACGAACCCGCTGAACAAGGGCGAGGTAGTCACGGACCTTGGCACGCAGCGCCTCGACATCCAGATCACCCAGCTCAGCCAGCGCTACCTCAGCTGTTTTTAGCGCCTCCAGCGAGGCGTCCTGCCTGCTCTTGGTATCGTCCAGCGTCTGCTTGGCCAACTTCAAGTTGTTCTGTGCACGCTCTTTCTGCTGGTCGGCATAGGCCACCGTATCGCGCTTCTCGACCAGGGCGTCACGCGCCTTGGCCTGGAGATCGAACGCAGCCTTGGCCTCCTCCAGCTCAGCCTGCAGCTTCGCCGGGTCGTGGTCATCGAACGGGCGATCGCAGGTTGGGCAGGTGGCGCCGGCCAGTGCGTTCTTCAGCGCGGTGACCCGGGCCTGAAGTTCAGCTCGTCGCTCAACCGCAGCCGCAATTTGCTCGCTCAGTTCCTCGGAGGTACCGTGTTCCTCGACAGCGTGCTTAGCCTCAGCAGTGCGCTTGGTCAGCTCGCGCTGGGCCTGCTCAACCGCCTCGCTGGCCGCTGAGACGCTGTCGTCTGATTCAACCTGCCCCTTGAGGATCTTCACCCGGGTGCTGAGGCTGGCGTAGCGGTCAGCCTTCTCGCTGAGCGCTTCGGTATCCACATCGCCCATCGCATCCAGATCGGCCTGCAGCAGGTCCCGAGCCTCGGTACGTGCCTTCAGCTCTGCCTCAGCGGCCTGCAACCCACGGCCGGCGGCATCGAAGCGAGCCTTGGCGGTGTTGGCAGCGCCACGGGCATCGGCGATCTCAACAAGGCGAGATCTCGCCTTGTCGATGGCTTCCCGGCCCTTCTGCTGCAGCTCGGTGTAGGTATCCACCGACTCCTTGAGGGTCTTGCGGATCTCGGCCACCGACTTAGCGCGCTCGTTGCAGGTGTCGATGTAGCCCTGGCAGTCCTCGGCGCTGTACTCGGTTTCGCCGAGCGCATCGACGATACCCTGCTCCTTGTTGGCCATCATCTTCAGGCGGTTCTGGACGCCGTCCAGCTCCTCGGCACCAACCAGGCGCCGCATCAGTTGGTGCACGGTTGGTAGACGCTGTAGCGGAGCAAGGAGTGGGCGTTCTTCTGCTTGGCGTAGTGCAGCTCCTTCCACTGCTTCACGGACATGCCGATCAGCTTCTCGATCTCGTCGGTCACCGCGCTGGCGGAGGCNGCGAGGATCTCCTCCCCCTTGAGCAGGTTGGCGGTCGACTTGGTGCGCACCACGGTGTAGTGCTCGGTNCCGATCATGAAGCCCAGCTCGACCTTGAAGCGACCNTCNCTGCCGATGCGNGCCAGGCGNTTGCCAGGTACGTGGGCCGAGCCGCCGAGGGCGAACAGCACNGCGTAGAGCAGGGTGGTCTTGCCCTTGTAGTTCGGGCCGTAGATGCCGTTGGTGCCGGCGGTGAAGTTNACTTCCAGGTTCTCGTGCTTCTTGAAGTTGGTCAGTTTCAGCGAGGTCAGCATGATCAGGATTCCTTGGCCACTTTGGCTTCCTGGAACAGCTCCAGGAGGTCGGGGGTCTTGCTCAGGTCTTCCTCCACCAGTTCAAGGAGGGTCTTCTGGGCTGCTTCAACGGTTACTCCGTCGCCCAGGCCCTCGGCATGAAAGAGGACCTTGCTGGCGCGGATGGCGTACATGTAGGGGCAGGTCTTCCAGGTCGCGCGGATGGCCTTGGCCAGATCCACGGCGGCCTCCGGCGGCAGGGTNCCNACGACATCGAGCCANTCNACGGAAGACAGGANGCTGAGCTGCTCCTCGTGGTGCAGCCGGATCAGATCCTCGGCCTTGANCACCTTGGAGCCGTCCTCGCAGTTCACCACCTTGGTGAACTTGTTCTCGGTGCTGTCGTAGAACCAGACGTACTTCTCACCCAGGTCGCTGAAGCTGGTGGGGTGGACGTTGCCGAGGATCAGCAGACGGCCATCGCACTCCCAGCGCGGCCGGTGATCGTGACCCATGACGATGAAGTCGAAGGTCTTGAGAAGCAGGCGCGCCTTGGCGTCGGTCAGGTTCAGGTCGGTCTCGCTTACGCCCATCGTCAGGTGGTAGTTCGAGTGCACGACGATCAGCTTGCGATTGGCTGCGCTGCTGGCGGCAGACTCGCGCGCGGCGTCCAGCGCAGCCTCGAAGTGATCCTGCAGCGTGTGGTGCGGGATCATGTACAGCTCGACGTCGCCAAACTTCTCGCAGCGGTAAGCCGTGCGGCCGGGGCCAGGCGGCAGAACGAAGTTGCCGTCGGTAAGCGCTGCCAGCACCGACAAGGAGGACTCTCGGCCGGTGATGTTCACGACGTCGTGGTTGCCGCCGAGCACCAGGTCACAGCGCTTGGCCACTGCCGCCCCTTGTAGCAGGACGTGCTCGGGGTTGGTGTCGGTGTCGAACAGGTCGCCGGCGCAGATGGTCGGCATGTCCTCCAGCTCCATACCNTCTGGNGTGANCTGGGNNGCCTGAAGCGCGTGCAGGTGGATCTGCTCCTGCAGCGTGCGGCGGCTGGCNGGGGTGGTATTGGCCTTCAGCTCGCGGCCGATGTGCGGGTCGGTAAAGAAACGGATCATGGTCATGACGGGCGGTCTCAGTAGAACAGGCGTTTGGGGTCGTTTCAGGACTTCAGTCAGCGTGGCCTTCAACTCGGCCTTGCTGGCGCCGCACCGGCGCATGAAGTGGTAGTCCAGGTGTTCTTTCGGGGTGGTCGACGGGTGAGGCCCACGAGGTCTCCTCTCCAGAGCTCCACGACACTGCTGTCGAGATGGTGGAACACCACCAGCCCGTAGCCGCCGCTGCGCACCCAGAGGCGCTGGGCGGCGCCCTGGTGTTCCGGCAGCATCTCGGTCAAGGAGGACCGGCTCTCGCCGAGGCTCTCGAACTTGAGGCTGGCCTTGGCCTCGATCAGCCAGGGGTTGCCGGTGCACAGCGTGATGAAGTCGCCATCCTGCTCCGGCAGGATGCTGCCTCCGTTGGTCGACTTCGTGTCGTAGAGCCTGAGCATCCGCATGCGGGTGGTCTTCTGCATCTCCGACAGGACGCTCTGGATCAGAGCCTGGAACTCATGACCGCCCTCCTGGGCGGTCATTCCGTTTTTCATAGTTTTACGTGCTTTGACTTCAGCCACGTTACACCTTCAGGATCAGGGATTTTGACGGACGAGTTGCCGCAGTATAGAGCATCCGAAGACGTTCTCTCGTGTTGCGGTTGACCATGATGTCGTTGACGTCCACGAAGGCTGTCCGGTAGGTCGAACCCTGGCCGCGGTGCGTGGTGAGCGCGTGGCAAGGGGCGAGGTCAGCGAACATGCCGATGAACTGCCAGAACGCCGGCCACCGGCCGCGCTCAGTCTTGGCGCGCTCATAGAGCTTGTTCTTCTGCCGCAGGTACTCGCGCTTCCCTTCCTTGGTCGGCAGGTAGCCGCACACCGAATGGCCCAGCTCGTTCTCGAACACCACGGCCCAGACCTC